TTCATTTTCGTTCCTTTACATGTGACTTTGTGGAATACTCTACCACTATTTTCACCAATAGTATAGACTAATCCCTCAACTAGCATAGAATCTGCAAATTGTAAATGACTAACGCTTTTCATTCTGTATCCTTTTTAGTTTTGAAAGTGATCCTTTATAGTTTGTTGTATTTATAGTACCATCCTTAATCAACTCATCAATATCAGCCCCCTGCTTTGCACTTATGTCTACAGCTACTTCTATTATTTCAGTATATTGATCATCGCTTAACTCTAAATCATCAAGCTGATTCCTATACACATCATCAGATATATTCAAATACATATTAAATGCCTTTTTCATAGTATCTGTATTCGCTGCTTTCACATCATTGCCTACATCAACAAACTTATCCGAACCTTTTTTCTTTTGTATTCTATGAGCAGCTACCATATCACCTGTTCTCCATATTCCTGCATCAAACCATTTCAATCTTCCGTGTACGACATATGCTTCTGAGCCTAATGCCTCGGAATTAATGATTTCCCAACTCCATCCTGGGAAGTGCTTATCAGCCATTCCCTTTAGAAAGCCTAGTTCGACATAATCCATCCCCTGTTTCTTCTTTATATAGGCTTTAGGTGTCTCTATATTGCTCACTAGCAAGTGATTATCTGCTATGTTGCTCAATATGTTATTTATAGCATCTGTCATCACTATTGTGTTGTTAGACACTACCTGCATATCATTATTATTACTCATTTGGTCTCCTTTTTTATTAAACACTAAAAACACCGGGACACAGTGTATCTTTATAACTGCAATACTTACATTCATTGGGCTGTATTGGTGTACCCATGCTTGTACCCGGTATTAATTCTTCTGGGTCATCAATTTCTGATAAAGTTATTCCTAAATCTGTCCAATATTCAGCTGCTACATCCATCCATAGTTCTGTATCTAGATTTTGAACCCTCATGTCGCTATTATCTTTCTTATAGTACATTAATTTCAAGTTTACTGATGGTACTTCATCAAAAAGATTTTCATCATTAATAATGCCTAAAGCATATGTCGCTAATTGCATTTCATAATTAGTCCAAGGATTTCTTTCAGGTTTTCTACCAAACTTCATTTGAAACTTATATGATGCTATTGTTTTAATATCATATACATCAACATGACCATCTTCTATTACAGCTACATCAAGATGTCCTAATACTTTATATTCTGGTAATTCAACTTCATATTCTGTTAATATCTTTCCAGTTTTAAAATCAACTGGGAAATTCAACTTGGCATATTTTATAGAATCTTCAATATCTTTATGAAGTAATGTGCCTAATCTAAGAAGTCTTAAAACTCTTTCAGGTAATGTACCTTGTTCTGCATCATGTATATTATACCATTGCCTACGATAACATGAACCTGCTGCTGATGCTGAGAACCAGCCATTATATTCTTCCTTTTTTACTCTTTTTGACTTGTCTTTTACGTAGGTGTTATAAATAAATTCAATGGGGTCAGATGCTGGTAATTGCTTCATCATTGTCTCCTAAAGTTAATAATATTAAGGTTTAAAGTCAATTGCAAAGGCATCCCCAGAGACAGAAATAGTCTTTGGTTTATCTGTTACCACCCCTCGGGTTAAAGCTAGTAACTGATGCTAGGATTTTCACCCAGGACTCTGGGGACATTTGTGCCTTATTTAATCTTTTTGTTTTTTATTTTGACTTGAAGGATGTCCTCTATATTCTCTTTCACGAATTATTTCAATCCTTTCAATTTCTGAATGTATTTTCTTAGCTTTTACTGAGTCATCAAGGAACTGTATACATGATTTAAGCAATTTTAACATATTTTGACAAGTTTTTGTCCTTACTACTGATGGATCGATATGTAACATGATTACTCCTTTGTTTCATCAAGTTTCTTTTCAAATTCCTCTGCTTCCTTCTTTGCAGCAATATAACTTGGATCACAACCATCATCATCTATTTCTAGAATATCTTCCAATTGTTCATCAAGGTCACTTACAACTGGTGCCATACCATCTAAAGCACAAACACCATCTTGACCTAATACCCACCTTAATGCTGTGACTTTACCTGTAAGATAATGCCATTTAGCTGGGCTATGCTCTGGGTCAGCTGCTACTATTAGCAACTCTTCATAGGTATTTATAAGACCACTTATTATTTCATCAACTACTAGCTTTTTCATTATGTACTCCTTTGTTTATTAAATAATTATGGGCGAGAACAACCTATCCAAGGTTGATTTTTAATCCTTTTCAGGAAATTAGAACAAACTCGCCCAATAGTTACAGTTTTTCATATAAAATAACTATTTTTCATAAAAGAATAGGCTGACTAGTTTTATTGTATTGATTGAAATAATCTTGGGTAGGATTACAATCTATAACAACCATTATTAGTCAGCCTAATAGAATGAGCTGATGCTGGTAGGCATATCTTCCGCATCATTTAAACTAATCCAGCTTCCGGATAGCATTTTACACCGTTTAGTACTCATATTAAATAGATTACCTTGCTATTTCATCCAGGCATTGAGCATTAAGAAGTTCGTCAACTTCAGAGTTCACTCGATTCAGCATCTGCTTACTCACAAGTGTTTGATAATCTAAAGAATGCAGGGCTGTATTTGTAAGTGCGTAGTTGTGGGCTGAGAGAAGTACAGCCAATACAACCCTGCGGGGTTTTATAAATTTCCAACTACCATGAATATATAGAATATAAACATCATTCCTATGAAACATAAAGTCTCATAAACTACTGTTCTTTTAACATATTTCATTACTTTCTCCTTAATGATAGGGGGCAGTATTTATAGGATACCCTACGGGCTGGCTATAAATATGGCGACATATCAGTCTAAGCCTACTGCCCCCTCTGTTGGACTGCGGAGTCCTTTAATGATTATTTCGTATTATTTGATTAGAATTCCACTTAGCCAGTGCAACCGCATCTCTCTGATCTCTTTGATTGCGTTTATTAGCTAACCAATGCATATAACAGAACATTGGAGGATTCTCTTTTATTCTCACCAACCTTATCTTAATACCTTTGCCACAAATTTTACATTTGTGCTTGTCTGATAGTTCAGTGTGTTTAAAATACTTATCTTTCACGATTGTACTCCTTTTCTTTATCACTTATCAATACACCAGCAAGATGATCCATCTCATGCTGAATTATTCTTGCATCTAGACCACTATAAGTTTCTTCTACTTCTACCATAGCTGCATAGTCAAGATACCTAATTGTTATTTCGTTAGGGCGTACCACATTATAAGATTGTCCAGGTATAGACAAACATGATTCAACAAAATTACCAGACTCATATAAGCTAAATGATACTACTGATGCATTAACAAATATTTTAAAGGGTCTAGTGTAATGTGAGTAAGGCAGAACCTTTGCCATGAATATATTCTCTTTCATGCCAACTTGATTGCCTGCTAAACCCACTGCATCTTTCATATAAAGTGTTGCCCTTGCCTTGAATTTAGCAACTATACGATTGGCATCAGTAATTAAAACATCATTAGCTGTATGCCTAAGTATATTTGGCACTCTTCCACTCTTTTTGATTGTTACTAGTCTAGCCATTATTATGCTCCTTACATTCTTTATGTTCACAAGGTATTATTGTCTGCCCATCTTCACTAGCATCAACATGATATCCTGGACAACCAAACTCATCTTCATGGTTTAAACATTCATCACATACACGCTCATCAACATCACCAGTTTGCTCTGTATATTTATTACCACACTCTCCACAAGTAAACTCTATCCAACCCATTATATCCTCCTATTTACAAAATCTGTTATTAAAAATACCTTGTTTCTCATCCCTTACATCAATCTTCTTGCAAGTACGAACTTTATGAAGACCACGATATTCTTGTACTGTTGCATGTCCATCAGTAGCCTTTAATAAATCCATTAGAATAAATGGCACAAGTATTATATCAACATCAACATAATCTATTCTATTATGATGCAGTTTCCCAAGTGCAACCAACACCTTCATAGGTATTTTATATTTTAATTCAATATCTGTCCATTCAGCTAACCATTCAGGTGATATTTCACTAAGATCACATGTCCATTCCTTGTACTTTCTAAATGTACTTTCTTTTTCTATAGCATCCAATTTATATGCGTCAGATACTACTTTAGTACATCCAGGCAATATTTCACCTATTGTATCATGTTCGTCAGCCCTCAACCAATAATCATGGAATGATGTGAAATTGCACACCACTATGCCACTATCCATAGTTATATATGGAAATTTATTTAATAATAGTCCCATCTTACTCTCCTTCCTTTGAGTTACGATTAGCTTCAGCTATTGCTCTAGCTACTCTGTTCTTTCCAGCAATGTCTTGATGCATAGACTTATACTGCTCATCAATAGTACCATCAAATGACTCCTTATAACTATTAACAGCATCTTTCATCTTTTTCTTCTTTGTTTGTCTGCGTGTACGACCATTACTCTTTAGTTCAGCGTTTATACGTACTTTACGTCTTTTACGCTCTTTTGCTTGTGTATTAGGCATTTTACTGTCCTTTCATGTTTAAGACCATGTTGTGTAAATATTGGTAGTATTATAAGAAATATTAGTGCAAACAGAAGGCTTGGAGGCCTTTCGACCCCCAAACCATCATTCGCTTTACTAAACCGGGACGTTAATCCTGGTCTAAGGTGTGAGTCTCACCACGCATCAATGCAAGCATCGTATCTTTCGTACCCATCCGCTCGAGCCTGATGACTCTTAGTGCGTTCTGTTTGTAATGGGTGAATAACTTCGATGCTAGATCAACTTTACTCCACTCACCAACCTTGCCGATGACCTTTTGGCCTGGATTGGCTGGGTCTTTCCTCCACCACACAAGGCCGAGCTTTCCATCATCATCGTAGTCTGTACTCGTTCTAAAGCTGACACCCGTGTAACCTTTGGTATCATCTTGATAGGTGACTTGGGATAGGATGCCCGTGAATTGGAAGAACTCAATGGGATTGCCTGACTCTGGGGCGAAATCATGGATTTCACTGATCAAGGGCTTATCCTCGAGCATTTGATACTCCCCCCATGTCATGGTGTCTATCTCTGGGACTTGGACATCGACCATTGGATTGGGCTTGCCATCGATGGTTGCTGGTTCGATTAGTGCTGTGATCACTTGTTGTACTATGTTCATGATTGAACTCCTTTTGTTGTGTTAACACATTGGAATGAAAAAACGCAATATAACGAAAAAAGCAATTCCAATAATCCGCTTTATCTCTTTTGGTGTTGAGTATGTGCCTATATCATTTTGCTTATATTTTTGCCTAAATAACATGGTCATTATGTAGTTGCATTGTATTTGCATTTATATTTACCTTCAAGGGTTGGGAGGTTGGGAAAAATTAAAGAATAACTAAGACAGTCTTAATAATAACAGATATACAAGGAGTAACTGATGGCAAAGGGTGTAATAACGAGTGCTGATTTAGATCGTGGTGATGTTTTGACTGGTGCTGCTAGGATACAGCAGTTAAGGGAGAAGGAGAGAGATCGTATAAAGCTTGAGAGGGAAGTGAAGAATGCTATTGATGCGGAGTTTAAGATGAAAGAAGAGAAGAAGAAGGCTAAGAAGAAGAAGAAAAAGAAGAAGAAGGGTGTCCAGAATGACCCCGAGTGCTAAGTCTGTTTATATTGTAAATACTGATGGTCAAATGGTATTAGCTAGTTATGATTTAAGTAAAGGGTACATCAAGTCCCATACTTTAGGTGGTGTAAAGCATCTTAGGTTGTGGGGTTGGGATATTGCAAAGAGGATTGTACCCGGATATTATCATTATGGCTAGTCTTATACACGCATTGAGGAATGAGTCAGTTGAGACTATGGAGAAGTGTCTTAATAAGGCGACAGACGATGAAAGGCTAGGTCTTGTTCCAATTGAGATAGATGGCGTTACATATATGATACCTAAGATGGTAGATGAGTTAATAAATAACTTATACAATGAATCTCATTCAGTCCACAGAAGAAGAAAAAAGAAATAGTTGGATTTTAGACTAATAAAGAAAGTCAAGCACTATGTATTTAGTGACTTAGATGAATATTTTGCCCATTTTGGAAAAGAGGCACCAACGCCTAATACAGATTGGAAGACTGCATCACAAGGTGACTGGGTTGAAGCAGATGATGGTGGGATAGTCCAACTCCTAAAAGTATCTACAAAGATAAAGCATCCACACGATAGAAAGAATTATAAAAACTCACAAGGGTGGGTAAGAACTGTAGTTGGTACGTTTCTTATAAAAGATAAAACATTTATGGATTCAGACTTTGATCAGCATAAAAACAGGTATACATTCTCTAAGACTATCAGACACCCATCTAAAAGGGTTGTAGAGAGAAAGAAGGCGACTCATAAAGAAAAGGAGTTTGCTACACATATAGTTGCTGGTGCAGGGGCCGTAAAAGCGTATATGAATGCTTTTAATGAAGATGATGAAAACAAGGCAAAGAAGAAATCTATAGTTTTACTAAACAAAGGAGAGTTATGCAAGAAGTAGAGGCAAGTGCGTTAGAAGTTGCAAGCAAACTTGGTATAGACCATGAGTACATACTTAGCAGTTTAAAGTGCATAGCAGACAATAGTGAAGATAATAATACACAATTGCAAGCTGTTAAAGAGCTAGGTAAAGCAATAGGCACACTAGGCGGACAAAAGAAGATAGAGACAGGTGTTGTAGGTCTTTTTCAAGGCTTTTCACCAGAGCAGCTAGAAGGAGTAAAGAGAAAGTTGCCAGAGCGGAGTCTGGAAGATGTTGCCGACACTAGATAGCGATGGTAACACCATTGGATGTCCAAACTGCCCTAATCTTCGTTTAAGAAAAGACGGCTGGCAGTACTGGAAGAACAATAGGAAGAGGCAGCGTTGGTTTTGCACCAGCTGCGGAAAGAAGACTATAGCTCCTAAAATTGTAGAGCATACTAAGTTTACTATATCAAATGTGCCTATAGAAGAGTTAGGCATTGAAGATGTAATAGATTTTAGACAGCAAAAGTATAATGTAAAAGAAAAAGCCTATAGGCTTAAAAAATTAATAAGGGTTGACATAAATATTGGTGGCCCTATTGGTATTTGTCATTTTGGCGACCCTCATGTAGACGATGATGGTACTTCCTTAGCTGAAGTATTTGGTCTTTGCGATATAATCAATAGTACAGATGGCATGTTTGCAGGGAATTTAGGCGATGTACAAAACAATTGGGTAGGTAGGCTCTCTCATTTATACGGGCAGCAGTCAACTACAGCAAAAGAATCCTGGATGCTTACTGAACATTTCATTAATAAATTACCTTGGATATATTTGATCGCAGGAAATCATGACCTGTGGACAGGGGATGGTGATCCAATAGAGTTTATTATGCGTGAGCATCCAGGAATGTATCAGGCACATGGGGCCAGAATGAATCTTGTATTTCCTAATGGCAAGGAAGTGAGGATTAATGCTAGGCATACATTTAAAGGTAACTCAATATGGAACACTGCTCACGGTGTAGCGAGAGCTGCTCAGACTGGGTGGCGTGATCATGTGTTAACTTGTGGGCATATCCATACATCAGGGTATCAAGTACTTAAAGACCCCTCTAGCGGTTTGATATCTCATGCTATCCAAGTTGCATCTTTTAAGAATATGGACAAGTTTGCAGAGAAAATGGGGCTTGATGATAAGAATATATTCAATGCTCCAGTCACTATAATAGACCCTAGATACGATGATGATGACACAAGATTGATAACAACAATTTTTTCCCCCGAAAAAGCAGCAGGTTACTTAAATTACATAAGACAAGAATGGAGGCAAGAGAATGAGGAGCGTAAAAAAGAAGCTCTCTTACGTCAAAATAAAACCAAAACCTAATGTAACAACTACGGACTTTGTATTTCTATGGGTAAGCAGCATAACACCATATCCAAGCATGACATCATCAGAGAAATAAAAAATATCAATAGTCTTATTGGTGTTATGTTTGAAAGAATCTCTGCTATAGAGATGGCTTTTGAAAAGTATCTTGAGATGAAGGGTGATAATGAAGAACTAAAGAAATTTTTAGTTGATAAACCCATTGAAGATAGTCCATTAGGAGCAGGGTTTGCTCACAAAGACACTAAAAATGAACATAAACAAGAAGAGCATACCAAAAGCGGAAGAAGCCCTAGCATTAGCCCATAATGATCTTATAGCATTTGGTAAGCTTTTTCTACCAGATGACTTTTTAAGAAGTGAGACCCCTGCGTTCCATTATGAAGTAGCTGATGTAATTGACGATCTTTCAGTTAAGCAAGCTGCTTTTATTTTACCTAGGGGACATGGTAAGACTATTCTCACTAAAGCATCAATTTTAAAGGACTTTGTATTTTGCCCACCAGACGATATGTTCTTTTACGGGTGGGTGTCCGCTACGCAGAAACTGGCTACAGGGAATATGGATTATATCAAGTATCATTTAGAGTATAATGAGCAGCTAAGATATTTTTTTGGTAATTTAAAAGGGAATAAATGGACAGAGGAAGATATTGAGCTGCGTAATGGCTGCAAACTGATTTCAAAGAGTAACGTAACTGGTATTCGTGGAGGGGCAAAACTGCATAAACGGTATGACTTAATTATATTAGACGATTTTGAGCATGAAGAAAACACTATTACTCCTGAAGCTAGAAATAAAAATGCGAATCTTGTTACTGCTGTTGTATATCCAGCGTTGGAACCTGAAACCGGTCGCTTACGGGTTAACGGTACTCCTGTACATTATGATAGCTTCATTAATAATTTACTTATCAACAATGAACGGGCATTAAAAGATGGCAAGAAGTTTGCTTGGAGGGTAATTACTTATAAAGCAGTAGACGATGATAATAATCTTCTTTGGGAGAGTTTCTTCACTAGAGAGATCATGGAGAAAAAGAAGAAGTTTTATTATGATTCAGGTCAGCCATCCAAGTATTATCAAGAATATTTCATGCAAGTCCAGAGTGAAGAGGACTCTCTTTGGAAAACAAGCGACGTAAAGTACTATGATGGGTATGTTGAGCATGAAGATGGGGTAAATTATATATCTATTGACGGCAATAAGACACCAGTAAATGTTTTTATAGGCTGTGACCCTGCTACGGATATTGATACGAAAGGTGCTGATTACTCTGTTATGCTTGTTGTCGCTGTTGATGTTAATAATAATACATATGTTTTAGAGTATGAACGCCATAGGTCAATCCCAACACTAGGGTCGAAGTATGATAGTGGCTCAAAACCGGGTGTTGTTGACTACATAATATCGTTATACAATAAATATCATTGCGTTTCAGCTACTGTAGAAGACGTTGCCATGAATAGATCTATTTTTCAGGCACTTAATGAAGAGAGAAAGCGGTTAAATCGTTATGATATTGCTGTAATACCTGAAAAACCAGGAGGTGCGCAGAAAAGAAATAGAATATACAGCGGTTTAAATGGAAGATTTAGTATGGGTACTATATTCGTAAGGGATTCTATGTTTGATTTGATTAACGAAATCCTTACATTTGGCCCCAGAATGGCACACGATGACACCATTGAAGCCTTGTATTACGCCTGTTTGCATACCTTTCCTCCTAGTTTTAAGCAGGAAAAGGACAAAAAAGCGTGGTTTAAGCCCAAAAAGCAGGTTAAAAGTTGGATTATTGCATAAAAAATGGTTAGTATAGGTCAAATTAGGAATTTAGTTGAAAAAACCTGTCATAGGATGGGTTCTAAATATGCATCGAATGAAGCTGTCAAATTAGTAGTTGCAACAGGAATTGTTGAATCTAGGTATGAATATATCCGTCAAATGGGAGATGGGCCTGCTAGGTCGTTTTGGCAAGTAGAACCTGCAACTGCAGTAGATAATTGCCAACATTATTTGAAGTACAGGGCTGATTTGATGAAGAATTGTGCTGAGGCCAGTCTTATAGATATTAAATATTGGCAAAATTATGAAGAGCATATATGGGCAGATATCTTAGAAAAGAACATAGCTGCAGGTATCGTTCATTGCAGGCTTAAATATCGAAGAGTCCCTAAAAAAGTACCAAGCACGATAGCTGGGCAGGCAGAATACTGGAAAAAGTATTATAATAGTGAAGGGGGCAAGGGTGACCCAGAGCATTTTATAGAATCAGTTAAGAAGTGGATGATGTAATGGCTAAAGATGATAATTATGGAATAGAACCTGTAAGACCAGGCGACTTGTCTCTAGATAGTAAATCAGTAATGAACATTAGTTCAGATAGTAAAAATAAATCTGCGTGGCAATCATATGTTGATATGAATGGCTTTAGACAGAGACATCCAGATTTGTTAGGAAAAAAGAAAAATGCCGGGAAAACACAGGTACAAAAACGAAAGTAGCACTTCATTCGCTAAAAGAGTGAAGAAGAAAGGTAAGTCTAGAAAGAAAGCTAATAAAGCAGCTAAGAGGAAATATGGCAAGAAGTACTAAAAAGAAAAAAGCAGAAGTAATCTATCAACTTTTTCAAAGGGCAGATAATGCCTATAGGAGAAAGTGGCAGTCTTCTTCACAAAAATGCAGTGATTTTTATCATAATGACCAGCTTACGAGAGATGAAATGCAGTCTCTTGAAAATTCTGGTATGCCAAGCTTTACAATTAACAGGATTACTCCTGTTATAGAAATGATGAAGTACTTTGCTACTTCACAGAATCCTAGATGGCAAGCCGTGGGAGCAGAGGGAAGTGATACGGATGTAGCTGCTGTACATGCTGATATTGCTGATTATTGTTGGTATATATCTAATGGTAATTCACTTTATTCTCATGTTATTCAAGATGCTCTTGTTAAAGGAATAGGATTTTTTCAAATTGATGTAGACCCTGATATGGATAGAGGTATGGGTGAAGTTGTATTTAAAAGGATTGACCCTCATGATGTTTGGGTAGACCCTATGAGCAGAGACTTCCTTTTTAGGGATGCAGGTTATATAATTATAAAGAAAGACCTTCCAAAGAATCATCTTATATCTATGTTCCCTCAATTTAAAAGAAAAATTAATGCTGCTGATGGTTCTGCTAATACTGGTAATCAGTTCTTTTCTCAAAGAGAGACTTTTAACTCTGATAGCATACAACCCGATGATATAGGAAATGAAGCTTATGATCCTAATACATCTGAGGAAGACCAAGTTGTTGATTGCTATGAGTTCTACTGTAAAGAGAAATATAAGCTATACAATCTTTTTATACAGTTGCCTCCTGATACTGACAATCTTCAAGAACTTCAGAGAAATGTTGAAGAAAACATAGATGATTTGAGAAAAGAACTTCAAGTGCAGTTGAAAGAGAAAATTATTGAAATAGATATGCTGGTATCTCAGGGGGAAATGATCCCAGAAAGAGGCCAGTTAGAGAAAGAAAAAGCAGAAGAGGAGATGAAAGAGCAATTATCTCAGCACAGAATGTCTTTAACTGCAAAGCTAAAAGAAGAGGCTACTAAGATAGAGAATCAGATAGTAACTGAAGACGAGTATAAAGTTCTTATCAAAAATGATTTATTTAGGCAATCTATTGTAGAGGCTGTAGCTTTTTATGATACTAGGATAAGAGTTAGTATGAGTTTAGGCTCAGATACTATATTGTATGAAACATATATACCTATGGCTGATTATCCTATTGTTCCTATTCCCTATATGTGGACAGGTACTCCATACCCAATGTCTGCAGTTTTACCGCTTATAGGTAAGCAACAAGAAATAAATAAAGCTCACCAACTGATGATTCACAATGCAAATTTGGCATCTAATCTAAGGTGGCTATACGAAGAAGGTTCTGTTCCTGAAGAAGAGTGGGAACAATATTCATCTGCGCCCGGTGCTTTGCTTAAATATAGGCAAGGATTTGCACCGCCTACCGCTGTTCAACCCCAGAATATAAACCAAGCTTTCTTCTCGACTGTCCAAGAGGGTAAGCAGGATATGGAATATATATCTGGTATATATAGCTCTATGCAAGGTGATCTTGGGCAACAACATGATACATATAGAGGTTTGCTTGCTCAAGATGAGCATGGGACAAGAAGAATTAAAGCTTGGATGAATGATATAGTTGAGCCAGCCCTTGAGCAAGTTGGGAAATGCTTTCAAATGATGGCTCAAAATACTTATAAAGCACACAAAGTCTTTAGGATTGTCCAAGCATCGGCTATACAAGAAGATAGAAAAATTGAAATTAACGTACCTGT